TAATTTATGTCCTTTTTAGCTGCTGTACGCTGTTTATCTATGCTTGAAATACCTGATTTAGCCATAGAAACGGCCGCTCTAAGCTTCTGATGAGCGTCATTTTGCTCCATTTTGGCTTCGGTGTTCTCTTGGCCTTGCATCATTTTCATAGTATCAAGATTTGCCCTAACTTCGTCATTATCTGCTTTTCTTTGCTGTTCTAAAGCCTTAATTTGGTTTTCTTCGGCTTTTAACTTCAATAATGGGTCATTATCAATCTGATTTAACACTTTTTTCTCTTGTTCAGCGTACTCAGCCATCATTTCAGCTACTAAAACAGCCTTTCTAGACTCTATCATGTTAGTTATCTGTTGCATTTGCTGTTGCATTTGCTTAATTTGCGGATTTTGACGTGGATCTTGCCCTTGTTGCTGCATTTGTTGCATAGCTTGCTGCATTTGTTGTCCCATTTGCTGCATTTGTTGCATTTCTTCTTTAAATTCCAATTGTGCTTGTTCTTGCGCCATTAAACCCATGTGTTCTAAACAATTTGTTTGTAAAGAAGCCATGGCTGTAGGGTTTGTTCTTATAATCATAGTACCCATAAAACTTAAATGTGCCGCCATATGTGCTTGGTGATCTTGCCCTGGAAAAGCTTTAAATTTTTTACCTGATAACGCTGTTATGTTTTCCGTTGCTGGATCCATTGGTTTTGGTTTTTCTGGTGGTGGTAATAAACCATCTATGTTTTTAACTTCTAACGCTTCATACATATCACGGTAAGCTTGATACATATTATGCATCTTAGGATTAGACATGGCCATTTGTAATTGTGTTTGTGCAATGCTAATTCTTTGTGTTTGTGAAAAGATATTTGGATCAGCTATTGGAATGATGTCAACTTGCTTATCAAAATCTTTTGAAAATATTCGTTTTTCACCACCAACAACTTCAAATGGATATTCCGGTGGTAGATAAGTTACAAAACAATCAGCTAATAGCATAAACTCACATTTCATCGCTTGATATAAACGTTTGTGAATTGCACTCATAACTCTAGAACCACGTTCTAGTAAAGCAACTGTTGTACCAACAGCCGCTGATTGATTGCCGTCACCCACTTGCATATCTGCAATACTTGCAAAACGCTGGGCGCCCTGAACCACAACACCCATTAGACTTAACAGCGTTTGTGAAGGTTCTTTAAATGGTAGTGGCATAAATGCATCTTTAAGGTTTCCACCAGGTGCATCAACGTCTCTGAATTCACCCGGCTGCAACGGTTGAGCTTCGTCTCTGACACGGATACCTCTTTGTTTGAATCCGGCTGGTAAATTAGACAATGTACCAGCATCAAGAAGTTGTCTTAATGCAGCTGTAGCGGTTCTAGAAAGTCCGCCGATCATGTGGATCAAGCCGAATCCATAAAAGCCTAGTCCTGGTAGAAATTTGAAATGTACAAAATAATCTTTTCTTTTACGAGAAGTATCTTGTGGTGAATAATTACGTCTAATAGAAAGTACTGTACCCGAACCTTCGTCTACAGTTATAATATAAGGAACTTTTAAACCAGTGGCTTTGCCGTCTTCGCCTATATCTTCAAACCCTGGTATCTCTAGGTTAGCATGACATTCAAGCAACGTGTAGATTTCTTGAGCGTTTGATTGCACACCTTGTAACTCATCTTTTTCTTTTTTAATATCACCAGGAGCGTAAGAGCTTTCCTGTATTTCAACATCAGAATAAAAGCCTGAGATTTGCAGCTTAGTTAAATCATTACCCGTCATTTTAATTTGGTGAATAATACAATCAGCGTCTTCTAAACTAGTTGCAGAATAAGGTACGTATATATCTTCTGCCGGAACAAATTTTGACACACAACGAGCTAAAATTGAATCGTAATAAACTTTTTTAAAAGTAGAACCAGCTAGTGGTAGATTAAATAACATTTGGTCAAACTCGGGTTCATACTCTTTCATATTAACCATAAGTTGATAGTTCATAAATTCTTTAACTCGCGTTGCTTGATCCTCGCGCTGTGGAGTTTGTTTCCCAACTATTTGCGTTCTGACCGGCCCGCCTGCTGGAAGTAATTCTTTATAAGCTAACGCTTGAAACTGTGTTACCGCTTCGGCTAACACTGGATGAGTGGCACCGGAGGCACCTTGAAACGGTTCTACTCTAGATTCATATTTAAAACCGAGTAGTTCTAAACCTTTAGTGTAAGTGTTTTCCCATTCGCTTCGATTAGCTTTGTATTCATCATACGATTCTCGCATTTCAATACCTAATAAATTAAGTGCGTTTTTTTCTAAAAAATCCGCTAAGTTAGCGTCGTGCTCTTCGCCGCCTTCAGCCGCCATAGCCATAGGATCAAAATTAATTGTTGCACCACCGTCATCATCTTCTAAAATTTCAATCGGCTCTTGCGGAACATCCGTTAACGGTTGTTCTATGTCGTTAGGACCAGGTATAGTTACCGTGGTTCTAGTGTCTTCTCTATCTATAGGCATTATGTATTAGTTCCTTTTTGTTTAAATAAACTTCTAATTCCCGCGTGCATCGGTCCGCGTTCCGGGGGCAGTGTGCCTTGTGGCCTGATCACCGGACCGCCGTTCGCGAATGAAAAAGACATTTCAGCATTATAGCTTGGTTGTCCTTCCGGTGGTATTACTGTTCCTATGTTTATATTTTTATTACCGTTATTATAATTAATTCCGCCGAAGAAAACATCATCCATACTATTGTAATAACCACTAGTGCTAAGACCTTCTTTAAAATTAGGTTGACTATAACCTTGCGATCGCAGACGATTGGCCGCGCTTACTAAATCACGTTCGCGGTTTATTGCTGCCATCATTCTAACTCGTTGTTCATATTCTTCTTTAGTTAACGGTTTTTGTACCCTGTTACCATCCTTGTAACCAACGCGTCCCCCAAGAGCAAAACCATCAGTATCTTCTTTTGTTGTGTCTTTTAAAAAATTATTAATTGTTTCTTGTGCGTCTGTTTTTTTACCTGATTGAGCAAATTTCTCTATGTTACTAATACCTAGTTTTAAATCGTCAATATGGTCGGCAGGATTTTCAAAATCTTGAAACTCACCTTTTTGAAACTCGCTGGCATAAAACTCACCATCTTCGGTGAAAGCTTTGCCGTCAGGTCGACGATACTCTGTTCCTGGAATATACTCAAAATTAACTTGTTGGAAATTATCACCACGGGTAGCTATTTCAATATTACCACTTACCGCATCTTCATACAATATGTAGTCGTCACCCTCCGGTGATTTAAGGGTATAGGTGTTTTCTGAATTCCGGCCACTAGTGGCAGTTTTTGTTTGTTTACCTTGAGTTTTAATTTTGTTGACTAACGCTGGAAACCAGTGCGGCATACCTGCCACATGGGGAATTTCTGGAGTTGCAACTTTAGCTGCAGTTTTTGCTGCGCCCAAAATACCTTTACCCGCCAAAGGCGTTAAGGCCAGCGCACCTAAGCCTTTTAAAAAATCTCTTCTACTTACCACGGTTTCTTACTCCTTGAATAATACCACCCATTGCGTTTAAGGATCGTTTGCTATCGTTAAAAATAATATCGGTAACTGGTGTGCCAGCGTCTTGTTGGTTTTTAGCGTCTTCTAATAAATCTTTAATACGTTCAGCTTCAACCATGTCGCCGGAATATATAGCGTCTTCTAATGCTGCAGTGTATCCGTTTAGTTCATTTGTTTGACTGGTTAATATTTTACCTTCCGTAATAATTGGTTCTTCAATCATTTTTTTAATGAAGTCACTACTCTCTTTATTTCTAGCCAAGCTTGAGTCAGATGGTACATAGCCAGTTGCAGCAATGTCAGCTTCAGAGGTATACTTAGCCGCATAGTTTTCACCTGGATAATAATCCATCATTAACTTGTCAGCGTTTCTGTTATCATAAGTGTTTTCAACAAAACCATTTTGCATGTCAAGTTGTTTAACTTTTGCGTACTCATCATCAAAGATCGGTTGTGCGTTTCTATAATATTGATCATACTCAGACCGCGTAATAATACCTTCGTCTAAATTTCTAATTAAATCTTGTTTCCAACTTGCAATGTTTGAAACCACTTTTGATGTCATTGGTCCGCCATCATTAGCCATTGTAACTTCACTGATTTTTTGTGGATTGTTGAAAGGGTGTGACGGTCCAGGCTTCATAGTGCCTTCTACATAAAAACCTTGTTTAACCAATTCATCATAGTTGCTAACGTTAGTTGAATCAGTAGCAAACTGTCCGAGCTTATTGTCTTTTTGCATTTGAGTAAAACCACCAGGTTCACCCAAATCAATTAAAGTTTCACCAAATTCATCGCCTGGGTTACTACTACTTATTATTTGTTGTTCTCTAGACATAGCGGTTGGTGGAAAACCTTCCGGTCCAATAAGATCTTCTTGTGATTGTTTTTTTGATAATTTAAATTCATCAAACGACATAGTGTCTGCACCTTTGCCGTCTATATATTCAATACGTAGCTCTTGCTCAATCATGTCATCACTTGACATTAATTTTTTAGTGTCAGCTAAAGAAGAAGTTATGTCTGCTAAAACCTTGTCTTCGCTTTTAGTTA